TAACACTAGCAAGCCTTTTCCTGGCTGGTACAGCATATTCCTATAGGACTGACGCACCACAGAACCAACGCCGCCGCTGGTAACAGTCATGCTAACGCTTGACTGATTGGTATTAAAGGTTGATGTCCCCGTGCCAGACGTAGAGGTACTGAATTGATTATCAGCAGCGTACCTGTTCTGACTATCAAAGAGGGTATATGGTTCACTCACCCGTTGGCGACCAAACGCATCAAAGTACGTCCCCGGGAAGGTGACTGGTAATGTGTTATCGGTTGCCATAAGCAGTGATAAATAATTATTAAGACGGTTAAAGTACAGACGTAAGACGTTGTTTAGCTGCTCCTGATACTGCGGATTCCATTGTTGCGGCGCATAAGGAAGATTAGGCGCTGCAATCTTGGTAAGCTGATAATCAGAGGTGACAACATAAGTCATGCACCACTCCCTGTAGCTCGGCCATCCGGCCTGATGTCAATCCTTGGAGCACCAAGCTGCCACGCACTACCTAGGTCGGTTGATTCAACCTTGAGAATCAATTGACGACCCCTAACACGGGTATAAATCTGCCCGGTAAATTGCTCAATCGTGGTTGTCGATGTCCTTGTCACCGCGGCCGAGCTCGACCCGCCTTGTGATTGCGGACTGTTATAACCAGATCCCGAGTTCATCATAGGTATCAGCGTCATGGTCACACTTGGATTTGGATTGGTATTACTGGTACCGCTAAACGTAATATCTGGAAGCACGCGCCAAACAAACCCAATGTTATGGCCATCCTGAATATCAAACTCAGCTGACTCAATGTAAGCATTGATAGCCTGCGGTATGCCGCTCACATTGTCATCGTTACCAAACTCATGGTTCACAAGGTTGTTGCTATACGTTGCAGCCACCGGATAATCCCGTAAGCCTGCGTCCACCCATGCCGTGCGAGCCATGGTGCCGTAATACCAAATGCGCTCAAGGTAGTTGTACACAACATACCGGTCTATGGTGCTGCTACTTGCTGATGCGTAGAACCACCAGATCTCATTGAAGCCCTCGTTGGTCCCTGAGAAATACTGGAGATATTGAGTTGAATTAATGTCTTGGTAAATGTATTTACGTAAATCGCATTGCAGCGTTTGAACGCGGCCGTCATACATATAAAACTTATCAACACCCATCCAGAACGCTATACCTGTTGCCACTGATGCAGCATTCGGTCCAACGATGGATATATTGTCCGCCAATAATTGAGCGCCCCATATCAATGGCGCACCTAGGTATTGCAGTGAATAAAGCGCAGTATCCGTCCACACCAGGATTTCTTGCCTAGTCTGTGCGACTGCCATGATCTTTGATCCATGAGAAAGCCTCAAAGAGCCGGCCTGATTTGCAGCGCTTGGTAGCCAGTCAGTTACCGACTCCTGATCAGCCCAGCGTATCAACATGGGGTCTTGATCGGAAGACCCGACATCATTACACCCAAAACAAAATACAAACCTGTAAACATCAGAAACAAATACAAGATTCTGTATAACCGGAGGATCTGTTGCACCCGGTAACGTCTCAATACTGACGCCCCGTGAAGACAGGCCATCCGTGGCATCCCAGTAATAAACAGCGCCACCCCGCGGACCAAATACCAAGTCCTCACCAAAGTTCATGGCTGACCAAAGCCTAAGCGCATCCGGTACGAATACACCTACACCGCCCCAGCTTCCATCGCCCCAGTTACCCGCTCCCCAGCCAACTTGTGCAACCTGCTCAGCCGGACCAATCGTGATTTCGTATGCAGCACGAACAGCCGATCCCCCGCCCGTTGTGGTGCTTGATGCTGAAGATGATGCAGTGATCGTAAAGGCATTGACCGTTGTGACAGTCATCATGTAATTGCCATTTAGATCTAGTCCAGCAACAGTAGTGGCGCCTGAAAAAGTTACGTAATCACCAGTCTGGCCGCCATGAGCTGTAGCAGTTACTGTTACCGTGGCAGACCCATTGGTAGTAGCAAAAGGATTACTGCCTAGCAATACAGCATCAATGTAATAGTCAGCTGTTACCGTGCCACCGCCCGTGGCCGTACTACTAGCATTGGTTGTGACCGTTATGACGTAGGTGTTTGCATCCGTGATAGACGTAATGACATGGCGCGTGTTTAGCTCAGTAGCTGGTATGCCGCCTACGGCAGTTGCGCCACTGAAATAAACCAAGTCGCCAGCAGCTGCGCCATGGGAAGTATCGCTCACCGATATGGTATTGACGCCATTCGTTGTAGTGAATGGATTGGTTAGCGTTGCCGTGTAATCGTAAGTCCTCAGGGGCGTGATGTCATTGTATGCGCCGCCACTCTCAATGTAGTACTTGGCGCTAGTACCGCATCCCATGAGATTGTTAGCAGTAAGCGTTACCCAGTTCCATAACGCACGGCATGTGCCAAGAAACGTATTGGACGAAATCCTGGCCCAGCCGCCTATCTTTTCAGGAGTGCCTTGGCGGAAACGTACCTTGTCTGATACAAACCAACCGTTCTCGTTTGTATAGCGTGTATTTTCACGGTTCACGCCGGGTCGGTTAAGGATCTTGGTAAGCACTGGTCACCTCATCAATGCGGCTTCTGCGGCGCGGCGTCGTGTAAGACCCGGGAGGATCCTTCCTGCGGCCTTGTTCCACAACATGCATTGGTCGGCTGCACCATCCCAATCCCCCGCATCAATACGTTTCTTGAACGTGGAAACCCGATAGTTCCCCAGGCCACAATTGTAGACCCAGCTAGTCACGGCGGCAATGCGTCGTGGCAGTGCAGTTTGAATCTTTGGGGAAAGTTTAAACAGACCCCTGAGAAAGTATTCAACGTGATGATCCAGCGCATCTTCACATTGCTCAATTGTCCAAATCGTGCCGGGATTAATGTCAGGGCCAGTTGCCCCCCAGCCAATTGTCCAAGGATGCCCACGGGTTCCGGGGTCGGGATAGGCTTGCACTCGTCCGTCAGGCAAACGCTTTGCCAGCCCTTCAAAGGGCTTAATCAGTACGTCTTTGCAAAGCTTCTTTGCCTCATTCACTGGATTTCTCAGCAATCAATCGGTTGACATGCTCCCACAGTGCGTGGATTTGCCTGTCGTGATCTTTCTCCAAATAGTCAAGTCGTGTCTTAATGGTCACGGCATAAACGGCCACGCCGACAAGCGCAACCCCTAAGAACCAAACCCTTGCAAGAGAATCGATTAAGGCTTCCATGATTAAGCACTTTTGCTGCGCCGTTCTTGCCAAATATTTTTCATCTGCTGCGATCTGGCAATCCGCTGCAAATCTGTAGCCTTCCAGCCTTTGGTTCCCACATGGCGGCCTTTCTTTGCCATGTCTTCCATATTGTCTTGTTGGTTTCCTAAAAACAAATGCTCAGGGTTTACACATTTCCTGTTATCGCACTTGTGCAGAACAAACGAACCACTTGGAACGGTTCCATTAACAAGCTCCCATGACATGCGATGAGCGTTGACAGGGGTTTTTGAGTCAAGGGCAAACTGCCCATATCCTGTTTGCTTAAAAACTGACCATTGCCATTCCCAGCAACCGCTTTCAGCGCGACCTACTTTTGACCAAAACCGACAAGCTGTCGAACATTGCTTTTCTCTACCGCCGTTTTTGCGTTCAAACAACCTTCCGCAATGGCTGCAATTTATAGGAACTTTTTTTGTCATGATTTTTGGTATTTTTCTATGCTTCGACCAACGAACCAAAATGAAATCATCATGTTCAGCATGGCGAAATCATCCTCGTCATAGGACTTGGTTAAGACCTCGGCCCAGTTAGCATTGGTCTGAAAGGCTATGGTCAAGCCAGCAGCTTTGACAGCCACGTATACGCCAAATGCAATCCAAGTAAGACCGGGGCGGGTAATAGCAGTGACAAAACTAGCGAACCAGCCAGCCTCTTTTGCGGTCTGGGCCTGTTCCTTAAACGCTTCTTTAATTGTGTCCATCTGCTGAATGGAGTAGTCAACATACTTCTCCTCCATCTTGAACTCACCGCGCATCTTCTCCAGATCGGTCTGTAGCTGGAACATGGATAGTTCATGCTGACGTTCGTTTTTCTTGTCCAAAAACTTTAAGACTTCAGGAGCAAGCCGGAATAAGCCACCAAAGATGGAGCCAAGCAAACCACCACCAAGAAGATCAAACATTATCTTCTTCCCATCTTTTCACGCTCTTCAAGCAGTCTGACTTTGACCTGAAGCTCGTTGATGTGTTGCATGAGTTGCTCTTTCTGTACGGCTCGTTTCTCGGCACTCACGGGGCTATCGGTCGGCACGCCTTCCTTGGTAATCAGCGCAGGCATATGCCCTTCAATCTTGGTCAGACGCGTTGAGAAGTCAGCAACTTGCCCAAGCAGCCACGCAAGCGAAGCCACAATAACAGGGATGACCGCCTTAAGAACGTCTGACCAGTTCATTCACTTCTCCGATGACTCGTCTTTCTGCATGGCCGCGATTGCCTGAGCCTTGATGTTGTCAATCAACGTAGCCACCTGCCTGTATGGCATTTGATCTAACGTGCCAAGAATTTGATTAATCTCTTCAATCGTAAGTTCAAGGTTGATTTTCATTCGCTACCCATGATGTTGTTGCTTCATCCCATGAATACATCTGCCCATCTGTAGGCATAGCCACAGGTGCTTCCCACTGCGCGTCTGCATTCAAAATCCAACTAGCAAAAGGCTTGGGTGGAACAAACGCATCAATATCCGCTCGGTATGTATAGCCGATCCCTGCGTAGTTCTTTCTAATGTTGCCGTTGTAGGAAGTCTGCTTCCAGGTTCCACCAAGAATCTTTTCTAGGTGAGCCGCGCCGATATGCTCTTTCTCAACGCCAGAGGCATCGCTGGTGTCTTTGTTATCCACTACGACAACTTGTTGCACCACACCATTTTCATCAATACGGGCAAAGTGAGCCATTACGCCTCCAGCTTTAATCCAGTTAAGTCCATTTCTTCCCCGACAACACCGACGGGAAAGGTGTTAAACGATAGTGAGATTCTTGTGTCATCGCCTTTGACTTCAGGAACCATATGCGTCAGTGACGATGGAAACAGAATCAGCTTGCCAGCAGTGGCTTCAAACCACCAAGACTCTGAGTTATATGCGTTCCACTCTGACGGAGGAAACTTGATCTGCTGCCAACCGTCTTTGTAAAAATAAATCCTGTCATCAGGGTTTGTCTGCACATAAAACACGCCACTGATGTAGCT